TAGAAGTCAAGTCCTTTAGAATTTTCTTCAACACAATATTTTACCATAGTAAATTCTGGGTACCACTCTGCTTTGCAATATACAAGAATGTCCGATAATACTTTTGCTACTTCTACTTCCATAATAGTTCTCCTTTTGATAAAAAAGGCCACCCCTGAAGGGATGACCGATTAGTTCGATTCTTACTTGTTGTTCAATACATTCCAGATGATTTTCTGATTAACTTTGTACATATTAGCTAACGCTCTTTGAGAGTGCTTACCGTAAGCATACATAGTCTTGATTTCATCTTTGTCTTTAACACTAAGCTTCTTACTACGAAGTCCAGTGTCATAAGCATGTTGAAGGTTGTGTGAACGAGAACACCACTCTAAGTTTTCAACAGTGTTGTTTTTCTTGTCACCGTCTTTATGGTTAACAAAGTCAAGGTTATCTGGATTAGGTACCCAAGCCTCTGCAACTAGTCTGTGAACAAGTGCAGTCTTCCCGTTTATAACAACGTACAAGTAACCTGCGGAGTGGTTGACTAAAGATAGTTCCTTATTACTGATTGTAGAGAACACCCTGCCATCCGCAGAGGCAAGGTATCTCTTATCAGTTAAGGTTTCGTTAAAAGTCAAGGTCTGAGTCGTCAGGGCCACCAAGCATGTCAGCGTCAACTTCTTGGTTGTCAGCAACTTTGTTTACTTTAAACTCTGTAGGAGCGAAGCCACCTTGTTGTGGACGAGGCTTATACTCATTAAGAGTAGTAACCTGAACACCCATCAACATAGAAGCAACACCTTCTTTACCAGCCATGCTGTAGTCATACTGGAATACAGACAGGTTAGCAATAGAGCCGTTACCTACAGTTGCAGGGTCTACAGGTGACAAGTCACCAGCAACAACGTTTACAGGTGCCATATCGGAACCATCACGCTTCTTGGATTTCTTCTTGAGGTTTGCACGATAGAATACACCATCGTCATTCTCGTCAGGTGTAACACGCAAGTTCTGGTCTTTCCAGCTCTTAGCTACAGCCTTATCCTTAGTACGAATTTGAACTTCCCATGTTGGGTTCTCTTTGTCGAAGCGAGAGTTAGGGTTTGCTGGGTCCAGTTTAGCAAAGAACAGTTCAACGTTGGACAAGATGATTGTATTGTTAGCCATGATATTTCTTCCTTTTGGGATATATTTTGAGATTTGTATTGTGTGTGTTTCGACTAGTATTAGTCATTATTCCGCCCTAATTTGGGCCTTGTTTTAATCGACAAAAGACCAATCACGGCCCATGTCTTCGATGTAGAGTTCTGCATAGAAGTCATCATTAACGATAACCTCAAGATACTCGATACCACCTCCGTCAAACAGACCAAGGGCAGTAACTCGTACTGCATCAACTACATCATCGAATTGTACTTTGAATTTGTCACCTACGATAATCTTTTGCATGATTCTCTCCTTATGCAAATGCGAAGTCTGAAGCGATAATATCAGCTACGTTCAGATTTCCCTTGTTGGGTATTAGTGGTAAAGCACCCATCTGTTCGAAGATGTGCTCAAGTGGGTTACTATCATAAAGCTCTACAAAGTGATTACGTACATCATAGAATGCCTTATTCATGTTACCTGCGTGACAACCGAAAGAGTCGTGCACAACAGTAACAGGGTAGTCTGTATCGTGTATAAACATAGACAAGTGTACTGCGTCAATGCTATGCACAATGTTAGGCGGAGCCGACTGTGTTTGCTTATCTTTATTTAGTGTAGCGTTTTGCCAGAGAGTAAACTCTAGCTCCATGCGTACACCGTTATGTGATAGCTTAACAGTTCTATTTTCACCTTTACGATAGGCATGAACAAAAGGTAAACCTGTTATGATTTGCCGAAAAGCAATAGGTTTATCTTTCTCATTCTCTTGTTCACCTAGAGCCTCAAACATACGCAGCATTTGTGCTGGTCCTTTGAGTTCACGATAGCAGGTTTCATAAACCATATCGCCTAGGTAAGCAGACCACGACTTGTGTTTATCTCTTAAGTAAGTAGAGATGTCTCGTGTATCATCGTGTACTTGTTCTACCATGCCGTACTTAACAGCACCGTAGCCCAGCGTCATGACAGGGCGTTTAACAGTCTTACGCCATATCTTTTTCTCTTTGATGTTGTACCAGTACAAAGGAGCAAACTTCTTTAACAAGTCTCTCTTTGCGTTACCAAACTCACTACGGCGTTTAATAGCCTGTGAGAATAGCTCTGATTTAGGGTTTACCGAGTGTCTATTAACACTCTGTTCTAGAGCAACAAAGTCATCGTAGAGTTCTTTAAATGCTTCAGTCGTACCTTCAACACTTAAAAGCTTTTCAGCATCTATCTTTACTTGTTCAATAACCTTATCAGCTATGAACATGTAGACATCCCCCGGTAACTCTTGTGGTTTTAAGTTAACCAAAGGAGCAACCGCCTCATCTTTAGACATAGCAACGAGGTGCTGAACACCGTTGTTAGAGCCATCGATGTATATAGGTAGGCATGAAGGAAAGTCTTCGGGGTCTTTATGAACACCCCACTCAGCTAAACTATTAAGCTCAAAACAGCAAGCAAGGAAACAAAAGGGTTTGTCTGCATCCATCCACCCTGTATTCTTCATAGGGTCTCCCACATAAGAACAAATGTCGAAGAAGTTGTCTTGAACCCACTGAGCACGGTCATCAAGAGAGACCTTATCGTTACCCCACATGTTAGCTGTGTGTACTGATAGCCAGTAGAAACCATCTTCCCCTAGAGGTACGGGGTTGTCGAGGAGTAGAAGCCCCTTGGCGTTGTCTGAGGATTGCTCATGTAGAAACGCAGTGTTAGGGTATATGCGACCACGAAAGTCAACATTATACAGATGATAGAAAGCATTGTCTTTGTTCCTTTCAGCGAGCTTCTCAATAGCCCTTGCTTCTATTTCTAAGGAAGCCCTCTTAACAGGGTCTACCTCTTTCTTAAACTTAAACGGAGTTTTATCTGAACCTAAGAAGGTACACTTCTTAAATGTGTCAAATATAAACGGGTTAATCCGCCAAGCAGTCTTGTTTAGTTTGTTTAGCGTTTCCACTAAGTACTCTGTGCCACCCAACTTACAAGCTTTAACCGCATCTTCATGTGGGTTCTTCTTAATTAATGGGTATCCACTTTCATGGTAAAACTTCCCAACTTCCCAATCAGCAGGTGCTACAGGAGAAGGAAACATTTCTGTATCGTTTGTGTCTATTTGTTCTAAGACACTGTTAAGGGCAGCTGCATCTTTTACCTGAACATGGTAAGAAGAGTGTTTACTAAGCTTGCCGTTTTTCTTCTTCTTGCGCTTACGATTGATATCTACGATACCTGTATCAACATAGGCCAAGAACACAAACCAACCCAAGTGGATTGAGTCTACCTCGTTTAGTTTTAGTTTATATCGTCTGTTGATAGAGCCACCTACTGAAGATAGGATAGTGGTTAGTTCAGCCAATATCTCAATCTTACTTAGTATATGTCCGTAGGTAAAGCTAATCATTTCTTCTGGGTCTTTGTCATATAGATGCCAAGCAGTGTTTCGCTTGTCAGGTTTTTCACCTTTTAAATCCATAAGGTAGCCTTGCCGTTCACGAATGTTTTCGCAAAGTATTTCCATTGAGTTCATTCAGCCATTCCTTCTATATGTGGACGGGGTATCTTTCGACACTCCACTGTTAAGGACAATTTAACTATTTACTTAGCCACCCCTACGAAATGTAAGACAAGCGCAGCGCAAATAAATAGTGTGATGTTCATAATGTGAACCTTTCAAAAAAAATTATTAGATTAAAAAGCCCCACCACCCCGAAGGGCAGCAGGGCGATTAAGTTTATTTAGTCTTAGCAAAGCCCTTACGAGCAATCAAGGACACAAGGTAGCGACCCCGTGGGGTTTTAGTCGAGTAGTTAATTACTTTGCCTGAACCATCAAGCCAAGTTTCACGAACATTTGTACCACCTACCGTGTAAGTGAAAGCTGCGGAAGTTGTTGCGTGTGTAATAGTTGTCATGTGTATTCTCCGATATGAAAGATTTATTAGTTGGTTTAGAGGTATTAGTTACCCATGACGATAACTGCACCAGTAGTCATTCCGCCAAGGTTCCAACCAAGGTTTTCGTCATGAAGTTCTGCATATGATTCACATTCAGATACTTGAGCTTGTGTGAGTGTTGAGCGGTCACTGTGGATACATAGTTCGGCATTTTCAGCTGCTGTTGTTGCGCCGACAAGCATTACGATTGCAAAGATAATTCCCATTTTATTTCTCCTATAGGGCTAAAAGAGCGTTAGTGCTCTATGATGCCCCTCCGAAGAGGGACACTGTAGAATATTAACGAACCTCGTTACCTTGGTCATCTACGTCTCCGTAGGTGTGTGACCATTTGGCATCGATTGCTTTTACGAGTTCTTTGAATGAGATTTCTTTCATGAACTCAGGTGATTTACGTTGTTGTGCTTTAGTCATTATGCTGATTCTCCTACGCATGTACCTACGAACAATGGGTTCAAGAGGCTACCGTCAACATCTTTACCTGTAATAAAAACAATCTCAAGCATGTTAGCGGCGACTGCTGGTGTGAGGCCATTTTCAGTTAGCAGTTCATACACTTCTACCGGGGAAACACCTGCGTCACGAAGTGTAGCTACGTTCTCAATTAGGTTACCTAATACCTTACAAGTAGCCATAGGTAGTGCTGCACTTGCTGGAGTTACGAAAGTTGCTGTTGCGATTACTGCTGCTGCGATGATAGATTTAAACATAGTATGTCCTTTCAAGACTTTGATTTGTTCATTATAGAGGGGTAGTTTACCCCGGTTTACCAGTCATCACCAAGATTGACTTCTTTCTTTTGGGCTTTAGCGTTTGCTATTTGAGTACGTAGTAGCTCAAGTTCTAAGCGTTGCTTTTCAAGTTCCATGCGTTGTCTAGATACTTCTAGGTTATACATGGCAGAACAGTCAATCTTCTTTAACTTATCACGACCCAACTGGATGCTATAAGTAACAGAGAAGTTGCTTTCATTTGTGTAAGTATTAACATCAGCACCGAACTCTACAGAACGACCTGTGTTTTCATTTTGTGAACAACCAGCACCATTGCTAGTTTGTATATTGTAGCTATTCGCTGTTGCCATTGATGATAAGGCGACTGCAGACAACACTGATAATACTAGGCTTAACTTCTTCATAACCGACTCCTACAAGTTTTGAACATACAAGAAGCTTTCTTTGACCAACAGACTTAAAGTCTATAGATACTTGATTCTTGCTTTTAGGTTTCATTTTATAAGTTTCTTTGTCAGTCCTCCAACCTACAGCTGGAGAACCATCTTTGTTTAGCACATAGACTTCCAAAGTAGCTGGAAAGTCATAATGGTTCTCAAGCTCGTAAGTCTTTGTGAAGACAGGAGCGGGAGCATATTCAACCTCAAACCCCGGCAACATAGAGTGTGCCGAGGAAAGAGTTGGTAACAGCATTAGCACCATAGCTACAATATACTTCATATTACTGTAGGCAAGTTACTGTGTGGTTGATTTTGTAAGCAGTAGTGCTAGATAGTTCGTCTGTGTTAGACATTTCAGCAGTACCTTTAAGTTGGATGTTAACAACTTTAACACCGTTACCTGCTGTTAAGTTGCCGATAGCAATCTCTGTTGGATTGATGTTAACAACAGCACCGTGAGCGTTACTAACTATTGTTCCTGTGTAGTTAACAGTAGCACTGTCAACTTCTACACCCGCAGTAGTGCGTAGTTTGTTGTCAGATACAATAGTAAGGTTGCCAACATTGCGTGTTTTAACCTGAATCAAGGCAGGGTCATCGACTGTCCAAGTGTTATTAGTAAGAGACATTTGACCAGCAACATTTTGTTGAAAGGTACAGCCTTCAGCGAAGGTACCTGTAGTACCACCCCAAGTAGCTGTTGTTCCAGCGAAAGTTGCCGTTGCGGTTGCAGTTGCAATGATAGATGCGATTACGAGAGTTTTCATAGTATGTCCTTTCAAGACTTTGATTTGTTCATTATAGAGGGGTGGATTTCCCCAGTTATTTGCAGCTATTCAACATGAATTCTGTTGCGTTATTTAGGCCACCTGCGTTAGCAAAGCCACCTCCAAACAGAATACCATAGTCGAACTTTTCGCCCATGCGTTCTTTAACAGCCTTGGTTGTTGCGCTGCCCATGCCTTCTGTTGTAGCCTCTTCAAGTTCGAAGAGACGGTCAAAGCTAATGTCAACAATAGCTGTGAGTTTTTCGTTGTTCCATTTGTCAGACAACATGATATCAATCGAGAAGTTGTCTAAGATTGTTTGAGCAATGCCAACACATTTACCAAGGCTCTCTGCTTTGGTCAAGGGGTTAGCTACTACTGTAGTTGCGGATACTGCGATGATTGCTGCTGTGATAAGAGTTTTCATTTTGGTCTTCCTCATTTATAGGGGGTTTCATTAGTATAAAAGATATGGTTGCCAATCCGACCGTCAGCCTCGTAGTGAGACTTCCAAAAGGGCGAGACTGCCACAGAGTGGTAGTGTGTTGATGAGAGGCCAAGAAGTATATCCTGACCATCTAAAATGTCTTCTGATAGCTCTACGATGCTCTCCCAGGCTCTCTGGTCCAGGTGGGACATACGGGTAGGGTCATCGTGTTTACCGTCATGAGTCCAAGAGAATTGGTTCTTCTCCCAGACTACATCACATACGTTATTAGGGTAGCGCTTATCAGCAACACGGTTAAGTGTAACTTCGGCTACTGCTATTTGTCCTGTTATGGTCTCGTGCCTAGCCTCGAAAAAGACATTCAAAGCTAGGCATGTCACTGCTGTCATTATCATTAGATTAGATTATCCTCTACTAGTTGATACCAATAGTCACGTAGTATATCATCCATTGACTCAAGTAGTTCGCTATGAGGGCTCCACTGATTGCCAGCCTCATCAGTAAGTGTGATGTGAGCAAACTCTGGACCTTCGATAACTTCATAGTCTCCGTCAAGGTCTTCTACTGTACCTGTATGACGAATCACAACACCATAGTCAATCATTTCAGCGTCAAGTTGATGCTCAACATTATTGATGTATAATTCAAGTTGTACTTTCATAGTCCTGACTCCCGTAAGCGTTTTAGATAGGCTTCGATTGATTCATAGTTCATTTTGCTACTCCATGTTTCTTTTCGATGTAGTTGATAATCTGTTTAACAGTCTGACCACGCATGGGCTTGACTACAGCCTTACCTTCTGGCCCTTTAACACGGACCTCTTTAACTTCACAATCCTTAAGGATGATGTCACCCTCTTGGTTTTCCCATGCCGTAATAGCATAAACAGGTTTCTGACACCACATAACCATTCTCTCAAAGAGAATCTTTTGGCCTGTAGTGATAGCACAACCCTCACGCTTAACTTCGATAAGCACAAGAGCTTTACCTTTAACGTCATATACAGCATCGATGTCTGTGAAGCCACCTACAGAGCTAGCACCTTGAAAGATGATAGCACGGTTGAAGTATTCACGGTTACGGATAACTTGGTCGTCTGTTGATTTAGTTACATGTGTCATTTCTATCTCCATTCAAGGTTTAGCTTTGCTCCCACAAAGAATAAGTGTTGTCAGTATAAGGTCTGACATAAAGAAACCTACATGTAAGGCTTCTACGTTACCCCAGACAAGCGCCCACATGAAGTAAGCAGCACCCATTAAGTTTACAGGTGTGCAGAACAACAGTAGGTCTGTCTTGAGCAGGTTTTGGATAAGAGTGCCAATCATACCTCTCGCAAGGAATCCGATAAACACCATTACAAAGATACTCGTTTCCATTTTGGTCTCCCTTTCAGGTTTTATACGCAGTGTACAGTTGCTTCTTCTACAAAGCAAGATGCACGGTTTTCAAAGTAATCACGGGGTAATACCCACTCAGCAAATGTGCCGTGTGCTGCATCACCTTCACATACGCCACGGTATGCGTTGAAGTGTGGTGGTAGTTCGTCAAGTTCAATTTCTACCACAGCACCTTTAGAGTACTTAGCAGCGTTAGAGAAGGAATCAGTCCAGTGAGATACTTCACGAGTCTGAGTGTCGTTAGCAAGTTCGTGTGCTTCACGTTGGCATGTGCCACGGTAAAATTTAAACATTGTGTTCTCCCTTTGGGTTTTAGATTATCTACGTGCTTCGATAGCTTGTTTAGCTTTCTTGTGAATGTCTTTTCTGACATATCCGCGTTTTAGAAGTCGGTTCATGTGAATGTCAACTTCGATTTCTTCTTGTATTTGTTTTTCTCTCCATCTCAGTTGTGCTTCATAGATAAAGTTCCCGTATATCATCTTAGATAAAAGTAACAGTCCGATTGCAAGTCCGAGAGCTACTAGGAGGTGGCCTTCAAGTGCAGTTAACACTACTATGAGTGTAAGGGGCAACATTACGATTGTCCACAGCACTCTTAATATTTTAATCATAATAACGTCTAACATTGTTTTGGTCTCCATTTAAGGTTAAGTTCTTTCGTTCTTCTATTATAGAGGGTGCAAAACCCCCACTTTTTTGGGGTAAAAATACTTCTAGATTTGGTAAAAAAAAGGCCACCCCCGAAGGGATGACCATTTAGTTTTATCGTCTGTAGTTAGACTCTTTGTTATTCATGTTAACACCGCTAGTAATTTGTGGAAGCATCTTAACAATCTCTTTACGAGTCTGTCGTGACACATCACCAGATACATTGATGTTAAATGATTGTTGAGTACCAGACTGGTTGTTGTTCATATTGCGAACATCATTCTTAGAAAGAACAACTTCACCCGGCATAAGCATTGCAGGAACAGAGTCCTTACCCGCTTGTGAGCCCGGTATGTTCGGTACAACACCACCTTGAGAGAACCCAAGGAAGCCAAGACCCGCAGACAAAAGTCCACCGATACCTGAGCCACCGCCCATAGAAAAGCCTGAGCTAAAAATATTACCAAGACCATCGAACATAGAATCAAAGTCAATGTTCTTAGTTATGCCTTCTGCAAGGCCATCAGCAAAGTTGTTGATGATAGTGCTTGTTACAGAGTCAAGGAGACCGTGTAGAACGTCTTTCCAATCACCACCATGCATAACAGCAGAAATAGCACTAGAAAGCTGACTGTTGAAGGATGCCCTAAGGTTATCAATTTGAGTTTGTTCTTCTTCAGAACGACCACCAACATTAGCAACCTTCTTAACTTCTTTCTTCATCTCATCAGTGAGACCGTCCAGAGTCTCATCTAACTTACCGAGTTGTTCAACTAAGGAAATCATTTCCATAGCTAAGCCAACATCACCACGAGCGAAAGAGTCTCTGATTTCTGTTTGAGCACGACCTACGATACCACCAGTGGCAAACTTAGGAAGTATACCTTGGTTCAACAAGTCTAGTTTACCTTTACCCAACTTGTTAACAGCAGCAGCCTTAATGACATACTCACCGTTAGAAAGCATAGCAGGAATAGAGTCAGAGGTGCCTGTACCTGCACCAGAGACGTAACCACCTGTGTTAAAGTTCTGAGCACGTTTCCTGTACTCTTCATCTGTTTCACCGGGTTGTTGTCCGTAGCCAGCAAAAGATGCAGGTAGTTGTGATGCGTCAGCTTCAAACTCTTGTGAGCCTCCGAAGCCTTCTTTAGCACCAAACAAGTCCTTAAGCCAGTTAGGTGTCCAATCACTAGCATACTCTTTGAAAGCATCCCAAGCAGAAGTTAGACCATCTAGTACAGCATCTTTAACAACATGGAACATATTGATGATACCGTTCTTTTGTTCTTCAGATACGAAGATACCTAGAAGAGCGCCACCAAGAGCACCTGCAACAGCGCCCCAAGGGCCGCCAACAACAAACCCCGCAATGGCACCAGATAGCGCATCGTTGAACAAGTCAAACAAAGTTGTTCCAATGCTGCTAGTCTTTATTCCATCACCGAACTCATCATAAGAGATATTTACTTTGTTAAGTCCAAGAGCGTCACCAAGCATGTCGCCTATGGCATTTGCAGTAAACCCTATAGCTATCCCTGCAATTAGCCTTTTACCTAATGCTTTAGCAGCCGACAAGAACTTCTTTGCCTTACCTGCACCTGTCATAGCTGTAGACAGACCAGAAACTATTTTTGGTGAAGCCATATCAGCAGCAAATAACAAGGCAAACATGCTAGTACGTAGCTTGGTAGTAGCAGCGATAAACGCAGCGCTAGTAGCAACGCCACTAATAGCAGTGCTAAACGCAGAAGGAGCAAGAAGCATACCTCCGAGTTTAATGCCAAACATAGCAGCGGCTTTAGTTAAAGTAGGGGCGACAGCTAGTGCAACAAGAGCAGCACTTAAGGCAGTTGCACCACTATCAACAAAATCACTTTCGAAGTCTTCTCCGAAAAGACCATCAATAAAGCTTGTGCCTATTGTAGAAAATACGTTACCAAGACCTGTCAAGATGTTAGCAACAACATCCCCATCACCTGAAATTAAGTCTTTGAAGGTTTCACCAAAAGACTTAGCTGTTTTCCCTACAGCCGCCAAGAACTCTGGACTGTTACCTAAACCACCAACAGCAGATAGAATAGCAAGAGGTATAGCAAGCTTGAAAGTAGCACTACGAAGACCTTTGCTGAAAGCAATTGCCATACCAGAAGCAATAACTGTAGTTAGGTTAGCCTCATTATCTTTAAAGAAGCCTTTAACACCGTCAGTAATTTCAGAAAAGTTTTCTGAAGCTGTATCAAACGCTACTTTAGCTGCAACTACAATAGGAAGCTCATTAATCACACCAATTGTCTTGTCGTATGCTTCTCGCATAGAAGTTAAAGTCTCATTCCAACTATCTGTTATTTCGTTAGTTGTGGGAAGCTTAATTTGAGTGCCTAGACCACTTAATGCAAATCTGTTGTAAGCATTGCCAATCTCATCAAACAATGAATTAAAAGCTTCTTTCAAAGGGTTTACAATTCTTTGTGACGCAGTAGTGGTAAAACCTTGTGTTTCAACATCTGTAACAAGCAACTGCCAAGCGTCTAAAGCCTCAAAGTGTAATTCTTCAAATACTCCTGCGATACCTACTGCCCAGCCAGCAATATAGTTTCTTGCTTTATCTAGGTGTTTACCCCAAGACTGCACGTTACCTATAGACGCTTTACCAAGCTCTTCGTGTGAAGGGTCAAAGATACCTGTCCACCAAGAGTCACCTACAATGGCTTTCCATAGACCTACAAAGATGTCCTTAACTTTAGTAGCAAATCTTGTAAGGGTTGATAGGATTCCTCCTTCACCTTCAGGAAACATGCTCTTAATCAAGTTATACTTTTTAACTGAAAAGTCAAGAGCGATTTCTACCTTTTGAGCACCAAAAGATTTAGCGTCTTTAAATGCTTTAGTAAGACTTTCACCAAGTCGCTTACCAAAAGCAGCTGCGTCAAAGTCAGCACTGAACAGGTCTGTAATACCTTTAACAAAGTCTTTAGCCTGTGACTCTACAATCAAGAAAGCCAGCTGTGTGTTTAAAGACCATCTCTCAATATTCTTTCCAACAAATCTGAAAGCAGTTGTTAAGCCAAGTATACCTGCTTTAAAGGCTTCACTGAAACCTGTGACCCTATCGAACTCAGAAATAGCCCTAGTGAGCTCGTTCTTCATTACGGTTGCAAGGTCAGCAGTGGTGAATTGTAGTGTACCAAACTCGTCATTAATCTTGCCAGCACCATCTAGTAGTGCTTGGAATACTGCTTCAGCCGTAATCTTACCCGCCATAGCTTCTTCACGTAGCTTACCAAAAGGAATCTTCATACCTTCTGCGATAGCTTGTGCAAGCCTTGGCATCTGTTCGAGTACCGAATTAAGTTCCTGACCACGTAGCTGACCAGAGGCAAGACCCTGACCCAACTGTACGATAGCGGCTTTAGCTGATTCTGCACCGGAGCCAGAGATAATAGCAGCCTTTTGTACCGCTTCGGTAACAGTTAGTAGTTCATTAACTGACTTACCGGAGTCCCGTAGAGCCAAACCAAAACGGTTAAAGGTTTCTGCTGCTGCATCAATACTACCACCTGAACGAGCGGCAATGTCAAATAAGTCGTTAATTGTCTTTTGTGTTGTCTTTGCGTCTTTAGTAACCAGTTTGACCCGGTTGTTAAGACCAATCATAGCGTCAGCTGCGCTGTTAATACCTCTAGTAATGCCACCACCAGCAAATACAGCTGTAAGACCAATAGCCATACGGCGGAAAGTCTTTGTAATATCGGCGGCTTGAGTTTCTAAACTCTTTAAGCTTTTGCCTGTCTTTCTAATTTCATTCTGAGCCTGCTTCGCATTAGCACGTACTCGAATCTCTACACCACTCATGTAGTTCTCCTTTTAATAAAAAAGCCCCTAACAGTTAAACTCGTATTTCGAGCTACCATCAGGGGCAATATATTATACAGGGGTGATTAAACCTATTTTAGATAACGTTTGTTCGATAAAGTAAGTAGGGGCTTGTTGTGAATGCCCGTTATTTAGTCTATCAATATAGTCTACATCGTTATAGATGGTAGCACCAATAAAGGAATTAGTAAAACTAACTTCTATATCACGTTGCCAACCACGTCTTGCGTTACCTGTATCAACAGGCGTAACAACCCTAAGTTGTTGAGTACCGTACTCTACTAGTGCGGCAATTTCTATGTTTCCAAGCGCAACAATTTCGTCTTCGATGCGCTTCATTTCTCGTTCAAAATTTACTACTTCCAAAGAGACTTGTGTCATTTATTCATCCAAGGTGGGTTCCAACCAGAGTCGTCCCCGTCTTTAGCTCCCATCATCATTTCTAGGAACTTACCTTTTGGAAGGGCTTTGACTTCAGCAGGAATGTTTTGTTTAAGTTGTTTAAGAGTATTAAAGACATCTTCAGGTTTACCTTTGTAGCCTTGTGCTTGAAGCAGGACAGCAGTCCTCTGGTCTTCACGCCAGCCATAAGGTCTTTGTTTGAAGTATTGTCCCCATTTAGATAACTCTGTTTGGGGCATCTCTTCCATAATCTTGTAAACAGGCATCCCAAGAATGAACGCTAATTCATATAAGTTCTCTTCGGAATGTGTTAGTTTCCCTCAGTACCACCAAGACCTGACAAGCGCATAATCTGCTCTGACAGTCCAGTTAGTTCTTGAATAGGGAAGGTATTAAAATCTTCATCGGTAAGTTCTTCTGCCCCGATAACGGCAATCTTAATGACGTCACAAAGGAGTTTGAGTTGAGCTTGTTCATCTTTAGACTTTGCAGCCTTTTCGATTACTTTCTGTAGGCCCATAACTTCGCCAACAGTCAACTTCTTAACTTCTACTTCGTCACCCATAAAGGGTACTTTCTCTGTTACTAATTTTCCAACAAGATGTTTCATTGTTATTGTCCTAACTTATCTTTTTCTGTAAATAGCTCTGGATTTGCTGCTTGAAAGTCATCTAGCATCTTCCGAACTGTATGTAATACTGATAGGGTTTCCATAATTTCTTTACCAGCTTTTGTGTTCTGGTCGAAGTCTTGGAACCTCTCGAAGCTTTTACGTATGCTGATATCTACACTACGCCGCATGTGGCGAAAGGTAGTACGCATAACGAATGCTTTACTAAATGGTTTATCCATAATATTCTCCGGGATGGGAAGGAAGCCCCCAAAAAGGGAGCCTCCAACTATTCTTAGCTAGCAGCCAAAGTTGCTGGGCCAAAGAAGTCTGTTTGTGCAGACAAAGTAACAGTCGCAGTTGTAGCGTCTGTAAGTGCTGGGTTTACCAAGATGGCTTCTACTTTTCCGAGGAAATAGAACTCAGTGTTCTCAGTAGCCATAAGGGCAGCTGCGCCTTCGTCTTCAGTTGTAGCAGTTGCGCACATCATGAAACGGAATGCCTTTTGGTTTCCGTCGATGAGAGCGTGGATTGCTGTCATGTCGTCTGCAACGTAGTTTACAGTGATTTCCAAAGATGGAGCATCAGACTGACCTTGGACCTGCGAAGAAGTCTTTTGGCCGTAAACAGGAACGTTAACGATGTTAGCAGGTGTACCGATAGATGGGAATTCACGAACAGATGGCATGCGAACATGGTCTGCGTCAGCTGTTCCGTCAACGGTGCCTACGAAAAGAGCAGCCATTTCAGCAGAGGTATCAGTACCCGCTGGGATGGTGCCTTTGAAGATGTCGAGGTATGTAAAGATACCCGCACCCAAGGATGAAATGTGTGCCATATTAATTTTCTCCGTATAGCGTAAATGGTATGAAGTATGAACCGCTATAGAACGATTCATTACGAGGGTCTAGCCCCTCTACGTTAATGTAAGAACTATCAAGCCTAGTCCCATTAGATAAGGTTTTGTATTGTAGTACGTTGTCAAGCAAGTCTCCGATTTCCATTAGGCGGCGTTGACCGTAACCCGCAGGAACAAAGATTTTGACAGCAACAAGGCCATTTAACTTTCTATCAACACCAAAAGCCAATAGACTACTACTGGAAGGTAAGACAGAGATATGTACATACTCAGAGGAATTAGACATATCCCCTTCAAAATTGTCAGGGATAGTTTTAATGTTGTTAGCAGTCCAAGCGGAACTACCGAAAACACTTTCAACGGCGGTTAAAGTTTGTGTAAACATTATACCTCCTTCTTAAGTGTCAAGTCAACAGAAAATCCATTATCAGAGAAATCTATAATGCTGTACTTATCGGTACCTACTAAAATAGAGTCATAGTTGTCCAAGGTTGGACCTGACTTTATAATAGCGGTGGCAGTGTAAGGTTGACCAGCAGATTTCTTTGTGTCAAGTATGATTATCTTAACTGATTCTTTCTTTGATGTAGAAGCTGTTGCTCCACTAGAAAAGTCGTAACCAGTCGCAGTTATGTTAGTTAATGTCCCTGTAAGTACCAAGTCTCCGGCAGCAGCAAACGCCTTGTCTACTGCGCCTTTGAGTTTAGTTTTTAAAGACATTAGTTGGCCCTCCACCAAGAGCCACCCATACCACCAGCCCCGCGAATAATCAGAGGCTTAATGCTTCTAAGTACTTCGACAGGTCTTTTAGGTATACGGGTAACGTCTCCGTTGGAGTCAGACAACGAGATAGAACCGATAGAGATAGACTCAAAAGTTTGAGACTGACCCATCAGCACATCTTCGTTGTTTACTAAGTGCAGTGCTTGTTCGTATACTGCAACCTTTACCTTGTTAGGGATTTCTGAGTCGGCCACCGTAATATTGGTTCCCATACGGTTATCGTAGTAGAAAGCATTCTTACGGGGCCAAGCCAGTGCTTGAGAGGAACTAACAGCAGAACCAATCCAAGAGTTGTCATCTACCATATAAGTAGCAGTGACAAGTGCTTGTTCTTTGATTTCGTCTTCAGCGTCAAGCCAGTTGGCACTATCAATACGAGTCTCAAAGTATGTATCAGCGTCTGCTATCAAAACGTAGCTGTTTGTATTGAGTACAAGTGCCATTAGTTCTCTCTCCTATAGTTTTATTAAGCGTGGAAGATAGGCAAGATGCCCAAGTTCAATGCGTCCATTTTACGTGCGTAAGAAGCAGAAGCGCCCATAGTTGTGTTAGTTGCGAAAGCAGTGGTTGCACCAGCCCAGTCGTAACCCATTGGGTGCATTGCGTAGCCCCAACGATACCAAACGTTAGTAGAACCGCCACCCATGTAAGAAGCAGCCGAACGGTCAACTTCAACAGGTGTTGGGATAGGCATAGAAGCAGAAGCAACAGAACCTGGCTTGATGATGAAGGTAGTCTTTGTGGACACAGCGTTTACTTCAGCTTCAGCGCCCAAGTTACCTTGGTTAGCACGAGTCATGATGAGGCGGAATTTGCCACCGAAGATAGTTGTGAACTCGATGTTACCTTCAGTAACAGTAGTTTCGTCAACCAAGTTAGCAGCACGCATTTCAGCCATCACTTCAGGAGAAGTAACCATGTACATGAAATCAGGCTCATAGTCTTTGAATGCAGCGCCGATAGAGCGGAACAAACGTTCGCCACGGGCAGCGCCCATTGCAGAAGCGTCAAACAATTTACGTGCATCGCCAGCACCAGTTGCAGCAGCGCCGTGAAGGCCAGCAGCGTTAACGTCTACGAAAGAACCAACACCAGCAGTGTCAGCGTCTGTGTCGAAGTCCAAGATACCAGAAGTAGTACCAAGGCTAACTTCGTGAGCAGCAACACCTTTAAGAACAGACAAAAGAGCGTCATGCTCGTCTTGTGCACGTACTTCAGCGAAGTCACGAGCGATTTTAGCAAGACCATCGGCTTTGCTTACAACTTCTTGCATGTTAACTTGCTCTGCACCGAAAGTACGAACAGTCTTAACGAAGTCAGCAACGTCTGTGGACATGCCAGTGTATGTACCGTCTGTAGCAGAAGCCAAAGAAGCAACGTTTACAGTAGCTGACAAAGGCTTGTACCAACGGAATTGACCGATAAAGCTTTCACCGGAAAGGTCGATGCGCTGGTCGGAAGCAACGATGCCTGTGCCGTTCAGTTTCTTAGCTGTTGTGTAAGCTTCGTCTGAGTAAGCGGAGATTGCCAGAGCGATGTTCTGGAAGTCTGTGTTTGTAATAGCCATTTTAATATTCCTTTATAGCTGTATAATAGTAAGAGTTATAGGTTAAAGTTACCTAGTTTACCTTTTGCTGCAAGAGCAAGGATTTCAGTTGTAGACATTTCACCAATAGATTTGGCCATGTCGGTTGAAGGTGCTCCTGCAGGAGTACCTGTACCTGCGCCCGAGTTAGATTTAACACGGAACAGGAATGAGTTGTCTTCGGATTTAGCGTAGGACTCAACAAAGTCTGCAATAGTCAGACCTGAAGAATGTACCCAGCCACCCTCTTCACCTTGTGTCAGTTGTTCTACGATTTCACGGCGAGCCATGTCGCGTGATTTATCGTTACGGAATTCCATACCAGCTAATGCTTGGTTCAATACGTTGTCACGAGTCAGTTTTACATTCTGCTCTTCGAACGATGCCAGTTTAGCACGAGCGTCTGCGAGTTCCATTTCTAAAGCTTCTTGGAGTTTACCTTCTTCTTTCATACGGGCAATGGCGTCTTCTTTCGCCTTAGCTTCCATGTCAGCTTTCATTTTCAAAGCGTCATCACGCTCTTTAGACATACGGTCCATGTTCTCTTTCATCTTCGCCAAACGGTCGGCTACCAATGCTTCAACTTCGTCCGCAGGTGTTACTACCTCTCCTTCTGTTTCAACAACAGGAGCTTCGGCTTCGGGTGTAGTTACTTCTTCGGTTACTACTTCATTCTCTACTTGATTTTCCATGATAATTCCTTTCCTAGCACAGCTAGAATATAATATGATTATGAGCCACAGACTCGTTTAAATTCTTCTGTATCAGCTTAAGTACAACTTATGGGCCGATACCATACCAATCATTCCCAGACTCAATTGGAGCAAGGATTTCATCGTATGTTAAAGCATCAGGTCCGGACTGCAGAAGCCCATCATCTTTTGCTCGTTGTAAGTATTTGCGATATGTTTCTCTTGACATACCTGACTCTCGCATTGCTTTAAGAGTCTTATCAATGGTGCCTGATTTCAGTGCATCTGCATACAACTGACGTAAAGCCCATTTCGCATTAACTGCGTCACCTAAGTTTGTAAAGAACGCATCGTGGATAGTTCCAGTGTCTACGTTATTCTTTCTACCCCAAAGGTGGAATCTTCTAACAAGCACAGCATCATTACTGTGATTGCCGTTAACACCAAGACCAATAGCAGAATCTTGTATTGATTGTTCTGACATTAGCTTCCCATTACGAGAAGGTGCTTCGTATATGTTATAAACTTTCTGCCCAGTTATCGGGTCTGTAAAGTCTATTCTTACTTGCTCCTTAACACGGTAGCGTTGCATCATTGTCTTTCCATCAAAAGTCACCCAAGGGATATCTACTGACTCAGATTCACGAACATAATCTTTCGCAACATCTTTCCAGAACTTAATGAACTTACCTGTTACAGGAACTTGTTCTTCTAGATGACCTGACATAATCTTAGATATCTTCTCAAACACACGAGTACCTACAAGGTCTCCTGTCTCATCACGAAGTTTATACAAGAATGTATGCATGTCTTCTGAACTCTTAATACCATCCTTAAACTCTGACTTAGCAATGTCGTGTAAGGATTCGGTAATTGGTTTACCCTGCTTAGAGGATAGAACCACATCTCTTTTGATATCACGCAATTCGTCTATGCGTGTCCAATTCTTTCTGTCCATTTCGAAGCTAATCTTAGCATCAATGGCTTTCTTAAACTTATCTACTTCCTTTGAGGAAATAGTCACTTTACCCTTCTTAGCTAGTACTTTAGCAAAAGCGTTAGCAACGTTAGCCGACTTAGTAGCATCACCAGCACCATAGAATGTAACCATGTTCTGGTTCTTAGCAGCCTTCATCAAGTCAGACCAGTCTAGGTCTAAGTCTTGAAGTTCAGGAATAGCAAGGAACTCAGGGTCATTAACAGTTAACTTAGCAATCTCATCGTAGAGACGCTGTTTCTCTGGTGTCTGTATAACATTAGATAGGTTAGCAGCAGCTTTATCACGAGTAGATAGAGCAATAATTTGAGCACCAGATGAACTAGCATCGTTCTCAATCATCATTCTTGTCTTGTAACCAGCAAGCTTCTTAATATCAGCAGGACTCCATTTAGTCTTGTCAGTATACATCTTACCATCCATGTGACGGTATATACGAGTGTATTCTAGAGCAAGACGAGATACCTTACCGATGTGCTCATCATCAAGACCCATCTGGTGAGTCTTAGCAATAAACTTTCTAACCTGACCTGCACGTTGTGTTTTCTTGTCTAGCATGTAGCTACCAAGTTCTAGCAAGTCTTGTTCAATGTCTTTAAACGCTTTAAGTCTACCTTTAACAGTTAGTACGTCAATTGCATTACCTGTAGCAGCGCCAATCTGTGTCTGCAGTTCTTCTAGAACATCAGGGTTAACTGATACTGCTCTAGATGTATTCAAGAACGGACGTACTGTCTCACCTTTAGTAGGTGTGAGTAGTCCACGATGATATACACGACCACGGAAGTCAATTGAAGCATCCACTTGGAAAGCTTGATTACGTTGTCTATGGAACTTAGCTGTAGCTAGTACACCACGACCATCATTACCACGAGCATCAATAAACAGTTTCTTCCATTCATTCTGCTCAAGCAACTTAGAGTCACCTGTACGTTTAGCTTTAAAGTAAATTACCTCTTCAGCAAAGTCAAAGAAGTCGTTGTCAACAGAGTACTTAACAGAGTTAGCATGATTAAGCATGTTAGCTATATCACGGTCAATCTGTTTAGCATCGTAGTCAGCATAAACCTTTTCAGATACAACTGGCATGTTAGTCTTACGACCACGGGCATCAAAGTATTCTTTTTGACCTGCACGAGCATAGACCTTATCACGGTTGTTGTATACACCAAAGCGTCTAGCAGCACGAGACTTAGCGTTTGCTATCTGTAGTTGCCGTAGGCTACCATCAACAATCTCAATCTGCTTAAACACACTTGTGCCACGCAAAGATTTATCTGCCGAGGGTCTACCTGTAGCTAAGTCAATAGGTGAAGTTGTTCCAGAGTCTCTGAATACACTTGTACGAATTAACTTTTGCTTTTCCAGACTAGTAATAATCTTTGCACCATCCTTGTGGAACTCTTTAAGAGTCTTAGAACGGAAGGGGTTTAAGTTACCCAGCTCTTCGTCGAATATCTGACCAATCTTAATAGCCAGCATATCGTAGTCTGCACCATCAGCAGCAGCAATAGCTTCCATTGATTTAGCAAGAGCCTTAGTAGACTTGTCATTTAGTGTTGCAATAGCTTTCTTACGGTCTCTAGCAAACAGAAACTCACCATCAAGTATCTCACGAGCATTACCACGTAGTTTAGCAATCTGCCTAGTAATCCAAGAGTCTGTTGGACCTTTGGCTTCTAAGAGTTTGTTAACCGATTTCCATTGTGTATAACCCGGTATCTTATTAAGCAGTGCTTGTTTAGCATTCTTCAAAGAAGGGTAACGACTAATGATAGGTTGAGTATAAGCAGAGATAGGCGCTGTACGATTATAGAAGGCTCTCCGAGCTAACTTAGCACCAGCTTTACCTCTCCATGTTTCGATATAACGGTTGTCTGCTATTTGGCTATCAACAATCTCTGAAATAGAATATCTCTTGTTGAAGATAAATACATCAGGGTCATCTTTAAGTCTAGCACCAAGTGGACCAAACATTTTACCACGGTCAACACTACGGTTAAACAAGGAAGTACCATTGTCTTGTACAGCGTTAAGCATAAACTTACGGAATACAGATACAGGTTGCCCCCAAGGTTCGCCAGTCTTGTTAGCACGAGAAAACGTCTGACGCATAACATCAGTTACCGCAGCACGTTGGTTAACAGATAAAGACTTATCTAAGTCATTTACAAAGTTAGTAATGTAGGCCTGTTGCTTACCTGTAAGCTCATACCGCTCATAAGACAACATAGCAAGTCTGTCCTGAAGAAACTCAAGGTCAGGTGCTTGTAAGTGTTTATAAGGGCCAGCATTATAGTCAGTACCATCAGAGCTAAAAGCAGAACCATTACGGTCTGTTTTAAAGTAACGCCTAGAGCCTTGTTTCTGAGCCAGAGAGTTACCCTTGTAGTCTACGAGAGACAAGGCTTGAGCGTTCTCCGCTGCATCAGCTTTAAAGAAATCTTTCAGAGCTTCAGTGTTAGCTTTAGAAGCAAGAAGTTCATCAGGAGTATTAAAGCGAAGCGTAGTGTTAGAAACGTTATTAGCTGTAGGACGCTTAACAGTTGTGTTAGCACGGCGCATAAGGCCACGAATACTTAGAGCCTTACCTTCAGGAGAAACAAACTCACTAGCCTTCAATAGACCACGTTGGAATAGGGAAGCTTGACGCTCACCACCAAGCATTTTAGACTGTACGTCTGTGTGCTGTCGGCGTAGCCAATCACTAAAAGTTTTAATCTTAGAAGGTGTACCTGTCAAGTCTGCACTATGCATCTTCTTCAGGTTACGGGTCTTAATATTCTTAGATTTTAGTTGTTGAAGGTCGTCTTTAGACTTCACTACAGGGACCATAGTAGAACGACAGTTCCAGTGTAGAGGGGGTTGAAAACGTCTGTCATCAACTTTATACACTTGTCCATTGTGGTGAGTACAGATAGGGCTTGTTCTACCATCGAGGATAGCAGTAAACATATAGCCATCTAAGACTTCTTCGTTAGCTTTCATCACTTGATTCATCGCATCAGATTGCGTTGTAGTGATAGATGTTCTTGTTAGTGTTCTAGCTTGATGTTCTGTTATCTTGGTTGTCTTCAAGACATCTTGGATAATCTCATCTTGGGTTAAACCCTTAGCTAAGCCACCTTTGACTTTAGATTGTATACGTACAAGTTCACCAGAACCGATGTTCTTCATGTTACCTTTAAGTGTACGAGTACCTTTAATCTGTGGGCCAGTTATTTCTGCCAATAGAGCGTTTGTCTTTGGCTTTTGTGTTCTATAGAACTTCTTGATTTCTGTGTCAAGATTGTTCTTATGAAAGACCTTCTGTGAGTTGGAGAACTCAGACAGACTCTTCGTATTATGAGACTGGAGTTCTTTCGTGAAGCGAGTTACTTCAGGTTTCACATCAGCTCGAATATCCCCTTTCAGGAGGTCTCTTAAGTTATTTCGGTGTTTCTTAAGAATGGTACGATTACCTTTTTGTACACCATTCTCGTATAGACGGACGTCACCAGCATGGTCAACAATCCTGTCAAATATCTTTTCATTGATAGACATTAGTCTCTCCATTACTATAATTCGTGGATAGGCAGTTTATAGACTTACCTAGGTCTTATTGGTGCTGCAACGAGGGTTCGAACCCCGGACCTATTGATTACAAATCAATTGCTCTACCAGCTGAGCTATTGCAGCTTAAACTTACTCTTCGTCTAACGAGATGTCCTCATCAGGAGTCTGGTTAGTTAAAGGGTCTGTTTGTATTGCTTGTACCGCTTCTTCATCATTGTAGTCTGCTGGTAAGAAGTCATTGTACTTAGCAGTAGACACAAAAGTATCACGAGAAATAATACCTGACTGGTACCACTCTGAAATGAGACGCATAGAACCTTCACCA